TGAGTACGGTCGCGTCGATATCGCCCGCCGCGACCCGCCCCCATACGGTGAATGCGACCTGGACGAGCCGGTCATAGGGGCGCACCCCGACATCGACCTGGGTGGCACCCGAGTATTCCCGGTCCTTGAGTGCGAGCGTGTTATTTATCTGCACCCTGGATTCGACTGCCTGGACCTCATTAATGGGCGCCAGGACCCAGACGGCCCCATTCTTCGACCCGTCGGAGCGGTAGAGGATTCCGCCGACGTCGAGGTAGGCGGGGTGCGCGACTGTCGGGGCGTGGCCGGCCGCCTCCGCCTTCGACAGAATCTCGCGGCCCGCAGCCACGGACTGGGCGGGGAAGATGATCCCCGCGGCGTCCAGGGCGTTCGTCCACGCGGACAGCAGGTCGTCCCCTGCCTCCGGGACCGGGACACCCTTCCAATGAGTAGTCGGCATTCATTCGCCCTTTCACTTGGTGTAGTCGACTGCGATCACGCAATCATGGGACCAGTAGCCGTATGACGCGGACCCTTGCGTCTCGAATGTGATTCCCCGGTAGGTGCCGCGCTGGAAATTCGGCCACAGGGCCTTCGGGATAGGCACCCATCTGCCTTCGCCGCGACCCCATCCCGCCGTCTCAAGCCAGCGGCCATTCGACGCGAACTGCCCCGGCGCGGAACCCCACCCGTGAGCACCGATACTGGCGACACCTGTCTGCCCATACCAGTGCTTCGCGTACACGTAGAGGGCCATTCCCGTAATCGTTGCTCCACGAAGATCGGCGGTCATATCCGGGAATCCAACAATCGAATTGTAGGTGCGTCCACCATACGAGCCCTGCGGCAAAGAATCGGGCCAAGCCGAATCCGGGGAGCCATTCGAGTACGCCCGCCACCAATTCGACTTGTAGTTCTTGTGGTAATTCCTCTTCGGGGTGGGCTGCGCCTGCGGAACAGTCTTCCCCAGGGACACCGACTTGTTGATCTGCAAGGTTGGCTCCACGGCTGTCCCCAGGTCGCGCAAGAGCGCATACGGCTGGGGGAGACTCTTGTCCTCCACCGTCAGCGTCACGGCCGAGTCTCCATACGCACTGGCGGCCAGGAACAGCAACCGATAGGTTCCCGAGGCCGGCGGCGTCCACAACTGGAACACCGCCCGCCCCGTCTGAATCTGACGGAGGTTCTCCGATACCATGCGGAACCGGTGCTCAACCTGACTCCCGCCGTTCACCGGGGCGTAGCGAAGCCAGACCTCCAACATGGCGTTGGCCTTGCTCGAGAACCAGGGGGTCACCATCTCCGCCCGATACTGCCTACCGGCCTCGACGTCGACCACAAGCTCGAAGAGCGAATCGACGTGGCTGACGATGTGGCGAGTATCGTTGCCCCACGGCCAGGCCGTCCCGTGAGCCACCACTCCCCTGGGCAGGGAGGCCAGCGTGTCGGCCAGGTCGGTGCCCTTCCAGGTGATCCGGTCGGCCACGGACAGGGACTGAGTGGTGACCTCGCCGTCGCCGGTGATGGTGGCCTTGGCGAGCCCGTCGGTGCCGGTGATGGAGAGGAAGTCGCGGCCGGCCGTGCCGAGGGTGACGACCTCGCTCGGCTGCCCGCCGACGGCCTTCACCACGTGAAGTCCCGTGGAGTCCATGATCGCGGCGTCACCGGACGGGTCACCGGCGACGATCCGCGTGGACAGGCGGATGGTGTCCGCCAGGAGTTCGCCCGTGATCCGTGCCTGCCCGGTCTGGAGCATCTGTGTGGTCACCTTCGCGAACGTCGCCACCTTCGCCCACAACTCCTCCGAGGCGGTGATCTTGGGGGCGGTGACAGCGCCGTCAGCGAGCTGGACCGCCCCGACGGTGCCGGGGACGAGGACGCGGCCGGCGACCAGCAGGTAGTCCTGCCACGCTGTCGCGGCGGCCGACCACACCTTGATGCCAGTGGCCTGCTTGTCCGCATTGGTCGCGACCCACAGGTCGCCGTCGGCGGGCTTGGCCGGGGCAGTCTGAGACACGGTGACGCGGCCGTTCGCGCGTTTCAGGGCGGCCGCCGCCTGCTTGCCCGACGTCGACGCGGCGTCCTTCGCGGCCTTGACCTCCTCGGACAGGCGCTTCTGGGCGGCGTCGATCTCGGCCTTGGCGGCGTCGAGCTCGGCCTTGGTGCCGGCCGCCTCGAGCGCGATCCGGCCCGTCGCGCCCGTGGCTCGCGCCTGACCGCCCTCGGGGAGCGCAGCCGGGCTCACCACCTGGTAGACGCGGCCCGTCCCGTCCTGGAGGCAGACGCACTCCGCGCCGATGGCGGTCACGCCGCCGTCAGCCGGGGCGACGACCTCACTCACCGGGTCATCCGCCGGGAGTTCCACGCGGACCAGGCCACCGTCCATGACGTCGACGACACGGCCAGTGGCCCACGTGCCCGCCTGGCTGCCGGAGCCGTAGGACGCCTGCTGCGACGCGACGGCGGTGCGCGGACTGGGCTTGCGGTCGATCCACAGGTTCGGTCTCACCATGCCAGTTCCTCCATGTCTACGCGCATCTGCCCGCCGGGCTTGTCCACCGGCAGGCTGTAGGCGGTCACCTTGCCGACGATGACCTCCCCGACGTCGGTGTGGACGGCGATCACGTCGCCGGCCTCCAGGCGCGGGTCAGGGGCGATCTCCACCTGCCGCTTCGACGCCGCCGCAAGGTCCGTCGCCATGTTCGTGGCGGCCGCCTTCTGGACGGCCGCCGCCGAGGCCGCGGCGTTGAACTCCTTGCGCTCGGTGACCTGCCCGTACACGCTGGGCTCGTAGGGCCAGGAGGCCGCCGTGGCGACCCCGGTCCACTTCACGGCCGGCTTCCTGTCGTCCGACTGCTGCGGACTGCCGACGACGACCCACCGGTTCGGGCGGCGCTCCACCGACTTGCGGGGCGCCTCCACGAGGAGGTCCCGGCCGCTGTAGCGGGCCACCGGCTCCGAGCCGGAGGACTGCGCCCACAGGTGCAGGCACCCGTCGGCCTTGACCGCCCAGCCCAGGCCCCGGGCCACGCACAGGTCCCGGATCGCCTCAGTCCTACTGTGACCCCACTGCGTGGAGGTGGGCACTAGCGGGTTCGGGGTCCCAGGGTCCAGCACCACTGGGAGAGTCCCGGCGAGGCGCTGCGCCTCAGACAGGACAGTCGCACCGCGAGGCGGCGAGGACGGCCACGCCATCGGGTCCTGCTCAAGCACCTGCAGCAGGTCCAGGCACTCGACCTTGACCTTCCCGGAGGTGTCCTCCTCCCAGGACTGGTGCTGCCACCACCCCAGGTCAACCTCGTCGCGACCAGCCGGGGTCTCGAGGATGGCGACGACGTGGCTGCGCTGCCCGAAGTTGCTGAGCGGGCTGGCCGGGCTGGTCGGCACCCAGGACGCGGGGCACTCGTAGGTCAGTTTGCCGGGGACCACGCGGTCGCTGGACCAGTCGATCTGCACGTCCTCACACGGGATGTCCAGGGCGACCACGGTCCGCCCCAGGTGGACGTCGATCCGCGCCCCGACGGCGACGGGGCCGGCCAGGGCCTCAGTGCTAGGCCCGGGCCTCATGGCATCCCCTGCACGCGGCGGGCGACCTCGAGCGCAGACCACGCCTGCCACCCCGGAGTCTCTGGGTGTGCCTCACCGTAGTCCTGCCACTCACCCCACGTGGTCACCGGGACAGCCCCCATCGGGGAGTCCTCGGCGCGGGGCTCATGAGCCGCCCACTTCACCGTCAGCTCGATCAGATCATCGATGAGACGCTTCCGGGAGACGCCGGTGACGATGACCATCCTCGGCGGCACCCCCGCCGTCGGGGCGGCCGGGATGAGCATGATCGGGTGATGGCCTTGGAGCACCCACCAGACGTATGCCTCGGCGTCGGGGTGGCAGGCGATGACGCCGGTCCCCGTCTCGGGCTCGTTTCGGAGTGCCCACCGGGTGACCCCGGCGACGCGCTCCACCTTCGCCGACCACTCCACGGGGTCTTCATTGCTGACGTAGATGAGGCCGGGGGCGCTGCGGCCGTCCCGGCCGGCCACGTAGACGCCGTACCAGTCCCCGGCGGGGCGGGTGAGGGTAACCTCATCCTCGCCCGCCCTGTAGGTGGTCTCGACGCCGGGCGCGGCCAGCCCGTCAGCCACGAGGTGCTGCCCCTCCCTCAAGCGGGCCAGCACACGGTCACCAGCGGTCACCGTGGCCGGCCCATCCACGAGGAGGGACGGGAGCCCGGACGTCGAGCCGATCCACCCCTTGAGTGCCATAGCGCCCCCTCTCTGTCAGTCGTTGCGTGACGCCTCGACGGCGACGCGCTCAGCCTCGACGCGCATCCGGCCGATGAGTTCGCCGTCGACGTCGCGCACCTCGAGCACCGAGGGCGTGTTGCCGCCCTTGCCGAGGATGTCGCCGATCTTGGACCACTGGCCGCCGGTGAAGACGGGCTCGGGCTTGCCGGTGGCGTTGAGGACCGTCGTCAGGCCCGGCTGCAGGAGGCCCCCGGAGTCGAACTTGTAGAGGCCGGTCGACGGCGACCCGTAGATCGGGGTTTCCCGCACCGGGATGCCGAATGTGGGGGCCTCGACCATCCGGCCGCCACCACTGGCGATGGCGATGTGGTGCGCCGGGTACCCCCAGAACAGCAAGGTTCCTGGGGTGTTGTAGGAGCCGCCGGGCGTGGAGCCCGCCTGGTAGCCGGCCGCCGTCAGACGCGGGATGTTGCTACCCATCTGGTGCGCCGCCCAGTAGACCAAACCGGAACAGTCGACGCCGGGCGGGATGCTCGATCCTCCCCACACGTAGGTTGCGCCGATTGCTTTCCGCGCGGCGTTGACTATGTCCGAGGCTGCCATGGTCGCGGTCTTGCCCTTGAGCCACTCCCCGAAGCCATCAACCCACTTCCCCGGCAAGGCGCCCGCCATGTCATGGAAGAACGCCGTCCCTGGCAGGCCGGCCATGGCCGCCTTCATCGGGAGCCGCATCAGGGCATCGACCGCGCCAAGCGGGTCGGTGATGATCGATGCGACCGCATCCGCCGCACTGGACAACCAGCTCGTGGCCGCGTTCCAGCCGCTGCTGGCAGCCCCCTTGATCTTGCCCCAGATACCGCCGTCGGCGAAGGCCGCGAACCGGGCGCCCGTGTCTCCGCCGGGGATGTGCGCCCCGCTCGAGCCGCGGGCGGCCGCGTTCATGCGGTGCACCGCTGCGGGGCCGCCGACCGCCTTCACCCACTCTGGCCGCATGATCGCCTCGCCGCCGGACAGGGCCAGCGCCCCGCCGCCGTCGGGCGAGAAAAAGTGGTAGATATCCTTCCCCGGCGAATATCCTGGCAGGACACCACCACTAGCGTATCCGGGAATGCCGGACACTGACGGGAGCCTCATTGACAGGCCGAGCTTCTCCGCGATGGAGTCCGCCGTCTTCTTAATTCCGTCGCGGTAGACGGTGTTGATGATGAAGTTGATCGGCTTGGCGGCGACCGACTTAACCCCATCCCATACGGTCTGAATACCGGACTTCATGGTCTCGAATGCCTTTTTGATATTCGTGGTGACCGTATCGAAGATCGGCTTGACCGTGTTCTGGAACCAAGACACGACCGTGTTGATTGTCGACTTGATGCCATCCCAGATGGTCTTCAACCCGCCCCACAGGAGGTCGGCACCGGACTTGATGCCGTTCCACACCGTGGAGATGACGGGCTGCACGTAGGTCTGGAACCAGGAAACGACCGTAAGCACGCTCGCCTTGATGCCGTTCCAAATGGTGACGATGCCATTCCAGAGGAATTGTGCGCCCACCTGAATGCCGGTCCACACTGCGGAGATGACCGGCATGACATAGGCGGTGAAGAAATCCGCCACCACCTGCACGGCAGCCTTGATCCCATTCCAGATCGTGACGATCCCATTCCACAGGAACTGGGCCCCAATCTTGATGCCATCCCACACCGCAGACAGCACGGGAGCCACGTAGGCGTTGAACCAGTCAACAGCAGTGCCGACGGCGGCCATGATCCCGGTCCACACGGCCTGAATCCCCGTCCACAAGTACTGTGCGCCGGTGACGACCCAATTCCAGACTGTGGAAAGCGTCGGGGCGACGTAGGTCATGAACCAGTCAACGACCGCCCTCACTGCGACCTGTATCAGGGTCCAGACGACGACGAACGGGATAGACAGGAGCCAGAGCCCCACCTTGATCCCAGTCCACACGGCCTCGAATACCGGGACAACATATGCGGTGAACCAGTCCGCGACCGTCTGCACCGCAGTCTGAATACCCGACCAGACGCCGGACACGATGCTCACGAGCCCGTTCCAGATGCCCCCCAGGACGCCCACGGCGCCCGTAATAACGGGCACCACGTAGGCTGTGAAGAATCCGCTGACGGCAGCCCACACCGTGTTCCAGGCCGAGCTGAGCGCGTTCAGGGTCGCGTCCCAGTATGGGGCGATCCAGTCCAGGAACTTCTTGAACTCGGCGGTGATCGCCGCCCACGCTTTCTTGCCCGTCTCCGTCTGGGTGAAGAACCACGCCAGGCCGGCCACGAGCGCGGCGATAGCGGTGACGATGCGGAAGATCGGGTTTGCGTTCATGACCACGTTGAAGGCCGCCTGAGCGCCCTTCGCGGCATTCACGGCCCCCTCCATGGCCTTGAGATTGGTCACCCATTTCAGGATGCTGCCGGCCTCCTTGATCGCCCCCATCGTCTGTGTAGCCTTGTGGAGGCCATAGAACGCGGTGGCGGCGGTGCCGACGGTGACAGCCAGGGTGGAGAGCATCCCCTTGTGCTCGATACCCCAGGACGTCGCGGTCAGGAGTGCGTCACCGACCTTGACAATGGCGTCACGCAGCCCCTCCAGGAACCCAGTCAGCGGCGAGTTCGGGTCGAGCCCGAACAAGGGCTTGTCCGTCTCCCCGGTGAAGATAATCTCCGTGAGACCCTGCACCGACGGGATCAGCGTGTCGTTAATCCAGGTGCCGGCCTCGATAGCGGCGTCACGGACATTGAAGAGGAAGTCCACCAGGGCTGAGTCCTCTTCGAGTCCGAAGAGCGAATCGGGGCCCTTGTAGTCGCCGGAGAACAGGATCGACGCGACGCCCTGGATCCCGGGGATCAGGGTCCCGGTGATCCAATCCCCGGCCGCGCGTGCGGACTCCCCGATCTTGAACAGGAAGTCAACGATGCCACTGTCCTCTTCGAGGCCGAAGACCTTGCTGGAACCATCGAACTGGCCCTTGGAGAGGATGTCCCACACGCCCTGAATGCCGGGGATGAGGTTGTTCTGGATCCAGTCGAAGGCACCCTCGGCCCCCGACGCAACGTTCCCCATGAAGTCCGTCAGGGCGGGCTTGATCTGGTCGACAATCCCCATCGCCCCAGACACGAGGGTGGCCTCAAGGTTGCCCCAGGCGCCCTCAATCGTCTTGGTCGACGTCGCCGCCTCCTTGGCGACATCCGTCATACCAAGGTCCATCACCGCCGCATTGAATTCCTCGGCGGTGATCTCGCCCTTCTCCATCGCCTCACGGAAATTCCCCGTGTAGGCACCGGCCTCAAGGAGGGCCTGCTGGAGTTTCCCTGACGCACCAGGGATAGCGTCGGCGAGCTGGTTCCAGTTCTCGGTGGTGAGTTTCCCCTGACCGGCGGTCTGGGTAAGCACCATGCCGACCGACTTGAAAGTCTCGGCGTTTCCGCCGGCGACGGCATTCAGGTTACCGGCCGCCTCGGCGAGTTTGTCGTAGCCCTGGACGTTGTTGGACGCGAGTTGGGCGGTGATCGACTGGATATCGGACAGGTCGTAGACGGTCTGGTCGGCGTATTCCTTGGTCGACTTGGTGAGCCGGTCGACGTCGGCCGCACTCTTGCCCGCGAAGCCCAAGGTGTTCTTGAACTTGTTCGTCGCGTCACTCGCGGTGATCGCCTGGGTGGCAATGTCCGAGAAACCCGTGGCGAGGCCAACGGTGGTGGCAACGGCGAGCGCCCCGGCGGCGATCTTCCCGACCTTGCGGAACGCGCCACCCAGGCCGGAGACGATGCTGTTCTCCGCCCGGCTGGGGTTTACGCGGTTGAGCTGCCCCTCGACCTCGCGGGTGAGGTTGGAGCCCGAGATAGCGACCTGAATCCAGGCGGTTCCGATGTTGTAGCCGGCCAATCCAGGTCCTCCTCTATATGCTGGGAGGCCCCACAGCGGCGTGCTGTGGGGCCTCCCTTGTGTTGGTTATGTGCTGGCCTGGGTGGCCAGTTCTGGGTGCCTGGCAAGCCAGCGGCGGGCCTTGGCGTCCTGCCTCTCCTGCGCCTCCCGTGCCTTCTGCTGCCAGCCCGGTTCGGGCGGCTGCGGCGGCTTCGGCAGGTCGGACTGCTTGGCTCCGACGGCGGAGGCGATGTAGCAGCAGATCTGCCAGGCGGCCATCCTGACGGCGGTGACCTCATCGGAGAGGGCGACATCCCCACCCATCGCACGCCCTAGGGCGCTCCCTGGGGGTAGCCCCCGGATGAGGGCCAGCAACCGCCTAGGCGTCAGCCGGCCACGCCACAAGTCCAGCAAGTCGACGCCGTACACGCGCAGCAGGTCGGCCTCGATCTCCTCCCCATGCTCCCGAAGGAGCCCAGGGAGGGCGATCAGTTTCCCGCGTTCAGGGCCTCGAACACCTGCTGGAGGAAACCGCCCATGGCGTCCGCGTCGACCTTCCCGTCCCGGCGGACGTACTCCTTCACGTCGCCGTAGGCGTCACCCAGGACGGCCTTGGTCACGCGCATCATCGCCGAGGGCGAGGCGCTACCGTCCTCCATGGCGGCCAGCGCCTCGATCACCTCCCAGTCGGACTGGAAGACGGTCGGGTCAACGGCGACGGTGAGACCATCGACGGTCACCTCCACGATGCCGCCCCCCTTGGCCTCGGCCTCCTGGAAGTCCTTCGGCGTCGCGGCCCCAATCTCGGCGGCACGCTTCCCAGTCTCACTGGTCTTCTTGCTAGTCATGTCGGTCCCTTTCGGTGGTTGGCGGTCCCAGAATGTGGTGACCCTGCCCCGGCGCAGGGACCGACCATCCGCGCCGGGGCAGGGAGATAAGCGGCCGTTAGGCCGGGAGCAACGACTTCGCGTTGCTGTAGATCACGTAGTCGCCCAGCACCGAGAGCTTGTAACTCCAGGCGGTCAACTCGCCGACCTTGAAGGGGACCTCGCCGCGCTCACCCAGTTCGAGCCGGGGGAGGACGATCCGCATGCGGGTGCGGGCGTCGCCGGTGGATGCGGTGTCGAAGACGTCGAGGATGCCGGACAGGACGACGACCGTGCGCTGGGCCTTCGCCGTCAGCTTCGCCACATCGGTCTTCTGTGGGCCGGCACCGATCTGCTCCTGGATCTTCTCCGCCTTGGCGTTCAGGAAGCGGGTCACGATGTCCAGCTGCGACTCGAGCAGGGCAGCCTCGAGCCCCGTCTCCGATGAGTCCATGAAGGTGCGGACCGTTCCGTGGCCCTGGTGCCCCTTGATCTTGGTCACCGAGTCGTCCATGGTGAGCTTGATTCCGTCATCGCTGATCCACCCGCAGTCCTTCAGCGCGGTAGGGATGGCGGTGGTGAGGCCCTGGATCTTGGTGGCGAGGGCGGGGTCGTAGGGGCCCAGGTAGAGGCTGTCGTCGTCAGACCCGAAGCCGAGTACGTTGTCGGCATTGGTAGTCATTGGTTCTCCTATGGATTCCGTGTGGTGATCTGGTAGGTGGCCGTCGCGCGGGCGGCCGTGATAGTCGGGTCGGGCGACTCTGCTGGGGCGTTCCCCGTGACCTTCGTGACCGGGTGGTCGTGGCCGGCTACGAGGGCGTTGATCGCTGCATCAACACGAAGGGCCAGGCGCATTGCCTGGCCCGTAGTTGGCGCGAAGGAATCGATGGTGACCTGCCCGGTAGACAGGACCCGCTGGTGCTGGCCCTGACCACCCGTGGCGATCACCAGCACTAGCGGCCCCGGCGGGTCACCGCTCTCGAAGGGGACGGTGGACACCACCTGCACATCGGTCAGGGCCGCCGTCAGGGCAGCCAACACCAAGGCCTTCGTGTCCCGAGACGTGCCAGCCATCAGCCATTCCCCCCGCCGTAGACGCGCTCCAGGACGTGCTTACGTGCCTGCCTCAGCCCCGCCTCACGGGTGCCGGCACGCACGTAGGCGCGGGCACGCGAAGTCGTCGAGGAGTGCACCTTGAAGCCCTCCCCCGCCCGCTCAGCGAGCCCCTTCGCGGCCCCGTTGACGGCTTCCTGCGCCTCACGGGACTGGAGCATCTGGGCGACGCCGGGCCCGTTGAGCCGGAACTTGATCTTCCCCATCAGGCACCCCCCGTCGTCTTCGGGTCGGTTGCGGCGTGGAGCGTGACCACGGAGCCCTTGGGCCAGCGCGCCGGGGAGCCCTCGACGCGGTACGTGACGCCTGCGATGCGCAGGAGATCCGATGAGCAGACGTCCGGGTGCTTGCCGCGCCAGTACAGGGTCGGCTGGCTGACGACCGGGAGAGAGCCCGCAGTGACCGGCTCCGACGTGCCGCCGGGGTTGAACAGGGCGGGCGGCAGGGGCGTCTCCACAACCGGTCCGGGGACAGCCTCACCGTACTGGTCGCGCCCGCCATCGCCCGCCCTAAGCCTCATCACCTGGACCAGGCCGGCGGCGATCACGGGGCCACCGCCGGAGCCAGCAAGTCCACCTCGAACGCCGCCGACCGGCGGCCGCCCAGTTGCTTCAACTCAGCCGCCCGCAGGAACAGGTCACCCTCAGGGTTCGCGTAGGTCCATTGATCGGTGAACGGCCCCGTCGTGTGGAGCTCACCAGACACGAGCCCGCGTGGCTCCGGCAGCCCATCGGCAGTCCCTTGCTCGGCCTGGAGTGCGCGCTTCACGACCGCGCAGGTGATGCGCTTCAGCGTCCCCGCAGTGGCGTGCTGCCACCTTGGGGCGGACGCCTTGATGAGGTCCGTCGCGTCCTCCAGGAGGACCGCGGCCCGCTTCCGCTCCTGCTCGCTCAGGCCACGCCAACGCGCTTCCAGGTCCTCGACCGTGGCGAAGACGTCAGCCATTCTTGCCCCGCTTCGGGGTCTCCTCCTCGGGCGGCTCAGGCTCCTCGGGGGACTCGCTGGTCTCGGCGTGCTCGCCACCAATATCGGCGGCGTCGATACCCCACTCCTCCAGGAGCGGAGACAGAGCCGCGAGCGTCGCCTCGTTGACCTCAGCCACCCCATCCTTGAAGTCAACGCGCGGAGTCGTCACCAGCAGGTTCGGGTGCCTATGGCAAGTGATCCTCATGATTCCCTCTCTCTCAGGGCCAGGCAGGGGCGCCCCACAGCACGCAGGGCGCCCCACAGCCGGTCAGCCAGCAGCCACCGTCAGGCAGCCGTGAGCCTTCTCGTTGCCGTACTCCAGGCCGATCTCGCCGTAGAGCTGCACGTCATCCGACGCACCGGTCTTCGCCAGGGGCTCCGCGAAAAAGTGGCCCTTGTCTGGGATCTCCATGAAGACCGGAGACAGCTGCTCCAGGGACGCGACGATCAGCTTCGTTGCCGGCACGTACCGGTTGAGCATGATGTTCAGGGCCCCGAAGTCGGTCTCGATGGTCTTCAGGTTGACGCCGCCGACGTTGCGGGACGCCTCCTGGTACTTCGCCTCCTTGATGAAGATGCGAGTCAGGGCGCGCTTCAGCGTGGAGTTCACGATGAGGGTGCGGGTCTCGCCCTCCTGGAGGCCGCCGCTGTTCCAGACCTTCTCGATGAGGTCAACGACGTCAGCCTCAGTGAGTTCGCTGGCCTTGTGGATGGTGGTCGCCACGTTCGTGGTGATCGCCTCGATCAGGCCGCGAGTCTTGCGGGGCGTCTGGTTGTCCGTCGGCTTGGCGTACTTCCCCGTGATGAAGGTCTTCTCGACGTCGCGGCCAATCTGCTTCAGCTGGGCGCTGATCTGGAAAGCCAGTTCGTGGGCAGGGAGGACGGTGCCGCCGATGGTGACAGTGGTCGCCCCGGTCGCCGGGGTTACCTGCTTGGTTGCGCCCTGCCGGGTGTAGGAGACGGACACGGCCTCCTGGTGGATCTCGGTGACGTTGGAGGCTGCGAAGCGCTTGCGGGCCTCGAAACTGGGGGCCTTCGCGCCCTCGGTGCGCTGGCGGCCGTCCTCGGCGTCGCGCAGGTCGTAGCCGGACCAGGACCACTCGGTCCCGCCGATTGACTTGCCGCCGGTCAGGCCGCCGATGGAGGACAGCAGGGGCGTGTCCTCGGGGCTGGCGGCGAACAGTTCGCCGACGTAGTTGGGGCATGAGTAGGTGGTTGCCATTCCGGTGATTCCGGGCATGGTCATTCCTTTCGTTCGTGATGGCTCATCAGTGGGAGCCGAGCTTCAGGGCCTTCAGGGAGGCCGTGAGTGTCCGGTCCCCGGCCGCTTCGGCTGCGGCGATCTGCTCATCGAGGGAGGCGGTTCCCGCTCCGGGCGGGTTGCCGTGGTGGCGGACGACCGGCTGGGCGGGGACCTCGGCGGGCTTGGCCTGCTCAGCGGCCCACGCCTTGACCTGCTCGGCCCAGGCGGCGGGGTCGTCGCCGGGGCCTGCGAGGATGTCGACGGGGACGCCGGTCTTGGCGGCGACCTCGGCGCGCTCCTTCTCGGCCCGCACCGCGGCCAGGTCGGCCTGGAGAGCGGCGAGCGTGTCGGCCTGCTTCTGGGCCTCGGTCTTGCCTGCGTCCTCAGCGGCCTTGATCTGGGCTGCGAGGTCAGCGGCGCGCTTCTCGGCCTCTCGGCGTGCGGCGCGCTCGGCGGCTAGGGCCTTCTTGCCAGCGTCTCCGAGCGCGTCGGCGGCGTCGCCCGTCGCGGGCGCCTCCCCCGTGGTCTCGGTGGGCTCGGTCGGCTCCGTGGCCTCAGCGGCCTTGGCGGTCTTGTCCATTGGGTTCTCCCTCGGTGATAGGTGCCATCGCGGCACGACAAAGCCCCCACCATCGCGGCAGGGGCTCGTAGGTATGGTTGGGTCACTCGGCGGGCTGGATCCCGTCAGTGAAAGACTCAGGGGTGAGGCGGCGCATCTCGGCGGTGATCGCCTTGTCGTCGACAGTGGCACCGGATGCCTTCACGACGGCCCTGGCCTTGTCGTAGGTGGCGCGCAGGCCCTTCGGGTCGTAGCCGTGGATACGGGCCGCCTGCCCCTTCCACAGTGGCGTCGGGACGCAGGAGCAGTGATCGTGGTAGGCGTGCCCCTGCCCTGCCGTCGCGGCACTGGCGTAGACGAATCCCCGGCTGGCGAGCATCGAGCACCAGGCGCAGCAGCCACCGGGGCCGGGCACGCGCGCCCACCGAGGGTGAGCGGGGTCAGCGGCGACGTTGCGGTGCACCGTGTCCTTCCCCTGCTGCCCCACGAAGCGGGCCAGCGTGTGACCTAGTGTGGCCTGCACCCCGGACGGGTTCTCGCCCCACAGGCCGCCGACAGCCCAGCGGGTCGCCTGCGCCACCTGCTCATCCGACGGCCCATCAGCCATGATCGCCGAGTAGGGGCCGCCCACGGCGTCAGCACGCAGCCGCTCATACCACTCCGCGGCAGACGCAGCGGCCAGGTCCCCATACTGGGCGGCGATGGCCGGCATCACCACCAGGAGAGCGTCACGCGCCCTCTCAGGGCTAGACAGGTCCAGCCGGGCGAACGCGGCAGCCAGGGACGCCAGCGCCATCCGCGTAGCCTCATCCAGGCCACGAGACAGCCGCTCCAGGTCAGCCCGCGTCGCCACCGCTAGTCACCTCGACCGGGGCCTCAGCGGGCTCCTGCGGCGCTTGCTCGGCCGGGGTGGGCGTGGACGCCAGCAGACGATCCAGCACCGCACCCGACTGAGCCCGCTTGATCTGCGACCTGATCCTGACGATCTGCTCAGCCGAGTAGCCCAACTCTTCCAAGGCCACGTCAGTCTGAGCAAGCTCCGGAATCGCGGAGATCTGCTTGACCACGGCGTCGGACTGGCTGACAACAGACGGCATGGCCGGGTTGCGCCAGCGGGTCGCGAGGTTCCGCACCTCGTCGTCCATCTCCGTCGCGGGGATCCCGTCACGCAGGCAGATCGCGTCCTGCACGATCCGGTTCAGGCCGTAGCCGATGCTGCGCGTGGTGTTCTGCGCCTCGATCACCAGGTCCTCCTTGGCAGCGTAGATCGCCTCGGCCGAGGAAGGGTTGTCCTGGACGATCCCGAGCGCGGAAATCGGTAGCGACGTCGCCGAAGCGAACTCCGCCGCCAGGGCGCGCTTCATCGCCAAGAACGGCTCCATCGACTGCTGCGGGATCACCTGCAAGGACGGCTTGTCCCCGTCCTCATCCTTCGGCAGGGACTTCAGGCGCCCCATGTACCAGGACCAGAGCGGCACCTTGTCGCCCTGGGCGTTCTGAAACATCGTCTCATCCGCGCCCAGCAGCAGCAGCGCCGGGGCCGCGTACAGGTCCGAGGACACCTCCGTGCGGAAGCCGGCACGTACCACGCGGTCCGTGATCGACATGACCTCACGGCTGATACGCGACCGCCCAAACGGGCGACCGAGCGCCGGCCGGTACGGAAGCGGCTCCATAGGGACACGCCCCAGAGAGTGATCCATACGGGCGACAGCCACCCACCCCCGGTCCCCCAAGGCCAGGCGAGTGACGTGCTCGGCCGTCAGCAGTAGCACCGACGTCGGCTTGCCGTTGTCGTCGGCGGAGTCCACCAGCAGGCCAGCCTCCAGGCCGCGACGCCTGACGTCCCACAGGCCCGTCGCCCACAGGGCGTCAGCGCCCGTCACAACCACGTCAGGATCCCCCGCGGCCGGGTCACCCGGCAGGGCCACCACGAACGAACAGCAGTAGGTCAAGGTGGCGTCCACGAGCTCGGGAACCAGCAGGTCAAAGCGGTTCTCGTGCAGCAGCGACATGGCCCCTAGGGGGTCCTCCTCGCCCGACGGCGACGTGACCCCATCCCACATGCAGCGCGACGCCAGCGACGTGACCGCCTTATCCGGCCAGCCACACACGATGTCCAGTTGGGACCTCATGTATGGAGGCACCGAGGCGCCCAGGAAATCCACAGCCACCTGCATGTCCCGGTACTGGCAGCGGAGAGCATTCCGTGAGCGCTTGGCCTGCCACTGCTTGATGAGGCGGGCCATGAGGGCGGCGTCATCCTCGGCCAGGCCGACAACGTCGGTCGGGACCGGGGCGTAGTAGGCCCGGAAGTCCATCACATCACCACCCCTACGCGACTGCCCAGTTCACGCGGCCGTCTCTTGGTTGTCTTCGCGGCCCAGTGGGCCAGTGTCAGTGCGTCCATGCCCGCCGAGGTCATCCCCTCCGGGGCGGTCCAGCCGAAACCGCCGCTAGCGCCGATCTTCCGGCGCGAGATGACGGCGGCCTCAGCCTCCAGCTCGGCGTCGTCCGGGTGCGACAGGGTGCGGTCCCGGATCGCTGCGTCCATCATGGCGTGCGCGCTGATGACCTGATCCGTCGTCGGCGTCCAAATCACCTTCGGGCCGAACCCCGCGGCACGGAGACGATCAACCAGGTCCCCCGCGCCACTCTTGCCGTCAACGACGATCTGCGCCCACCGATCCCGGTGCTCTAGCAGGTAATCCAGGAGCCAGGCGACGCCCTCACCCATGTTGCGGACGCCGTTGCTGGTGCACAGTTGACCGTAGACAGCCTCGGACTTCCGTTCAGGCTTGCGGCCCGCGCGAGCCAGGGCCACCGTAGAGCCATCCACCGAGAAACGGACGGCCGCGCACCAGCGCAACCCCGACGGCGGCTCATCCACCGTCAGCGCATTCCACGCCTCACGGCCAATCGCCTGAGACGCGACCTCCGGATCCCAGATACCCATGCCCTCACGCCGGAACGACTCTGGCCCCAGCTGGCGCTTCATCCGCAGGATCGCCGACTCCGGCGTCCGATGCGGGTAGGAGGGGTTTCCTTTCTTCCACTGGCGGCGGTCTTCCGGGTCGGCGTCGTCATCTGCGCCTACCTCGACATACAGGCCATCGCGCAGGTCGCCGGCGAGCGCCTGCTTCCTGAACGTCGCGAACGCCTCGCTCGGGTCCGTCGGCCTCGGCGGCGTGCCCAAGCGCAGAATCAGTGGGTTCGGGGCCGTGTTGACCGCAGGCACCATGTCATCCAGAGCCCGCTGGCCGAGAATCTGCGCCTCATCGAAGGTGATGATGTCGACGCCAGCGAAACCGCGGCCGAAGCCGCCCTCACGGGCGCCGAACAGGATCCGGCTCCCATTGGTGAACTTGATCTGCTGCTGGCCGTTCGCTTGCCGAGGTCGGCCATCGATGTACGGGGCGATCTCCGGTTTCAGGGCGAGGCCCTGCATCGCCGCGAACGTCTCATCCGCGGTCCGCGTCCTGTGCGCCGTCCAGAGGACAAACAGGCCCTCCTGGAGGGTGCACAAAGCGAAGATGATCGCCCCGAAGGTGTAGGTCTTGCCCACCTGTCGCGGCATCGAGACCTGTACGCCGTCGATGCCGGCCGCGTACATGCCATCCTTCCGCTTCGCCAGGATCGCGCGCCCCAGCCCATCCTGCCAACGGTCAAAGCCGAGCGAGAAGAGCTTGCACCTGTCGCGCACACGCGGCCAGCCCGTGGACGTGATGCCCTCGGGCAGGATGAGGTGCTTCGCAATGTCGGACAGGCGGGGCTCAGATGTCGCCGAGCCCATCCTCATCCTCCGTCGCCTCAGTCGCCGTCTGACGCTCACGCTCCTCGCGAGCCAGGTCGATCTCCCGGATCGTCTTGTCCACCTCGAGTAGGCGGCGGGATAGGGCAGCCAGGTCGCGGGCCGGGGTGCTCGGGTCATCAATGGACGCTGCGAGACGCTTACGCATCGCCGCCATCACGTCCCTACTGTCCCCGTGCTCCGTCGCGTCCAGGACGCTCCCAGGGGCCTGAGGGGCCGTCTCGTCGTCCCTCACGGCGCGGAGCTTGCGTGCGGCACCCATAAGCACCCCCTTGGGAAAAAACAGTGGGGAGAGATGCCGCTATACCCACGGGGGTGCGAGAGCGGGGGGCGGGAGGGTATTGCCCCCCTGTCCCAGCGTTTCTACGGCTACTCTACCAGGTTTCTGTGTCGGTTGTCTGTTGAATTCGGGCCACTGTGTGGCGTTTGCGTTTCGGTGGCCGTGGTTTTCTGCCGTTTCCTTTGCGTTGGTTGCATTTTCGGCAGATAATTTGGATGTTCTCTAATGAGTCGTTTCCGCCTCGACTGTGAGGCACGATGTGGTCGGCCTCAGGGCTACTAGGCAGTAGGCCAGCGTCCCAGGTGAGGCGGATGTGGCAGATGGGACAGTGCTCTAGTCCTGCTGCTCGTGCTGAGCGTTTGGCTGCTGCTGCGTTGTGGAGCCAGCGTGTGGTGCCGGTACGTGAGGTGGTCACGTGTCCTCCTCGCACGCGTGTGCGCAGGCCAGCGCCGTGGCTGCTGTGCTCACGGCGCTGGCCTCGCTTCTCCCCATTCCCTTCTCCCCAGAAGGGTAGGCAGCAGTGGAGCCCAGCGACCGTGTGGGTCGGCTGGGCTCTGACACTTTGCCTATGCTCGTATGATGCGCGTTTCCGTGTGGGTGCGCAAGTGGTGGTCATGCCTGGCGTGTTGCGGTTTGGTCACAGGGCGGGGGCGTGTCTGTTGTGGGGTGCCCCCATTGTCGATACCCCCTCCCCTTGCATTGACGCCCCCTCCCCTTCGTTGATGGGGTGCCCCTGTTTTGCGAGGGGGTGGAGTGTTTATTGCAGCCCCCCCCTCTTCGTGTGGCCTACCCCACTGTTTGTGTGTGCCCCCCGGGCTTGCTTACCTTCGGTATGTGGGCATACACTTAAGTCATCGGGAACGAACCCGATACACCAACTACATAGAGAGGAGGAACCGTGAACCAGGTTCTCACCATCATCGGCACGGTAGCGTCGGTGCTGGGCCTACTGGTCTCGCTGATCGCACTGCGGCTCACCTGGCCGCCGGACGGTAACGGCAAGCACCGGAAGTAAGAGACGGCGGGGATTGAAAATGCACCAACCATCTTCAATCCCCGCCCACCTGGTCAGGGTACATCCTCTCGGGAAGGAACACCATGACTGAGACCGGCCGCCGCCGCGTTGTGATCGCCTCGCTGGCTGTCGCCGTCGTCCTGGCCCTGGGTGGTGTCGTCGCCGCAACGACCACCGCGCTGGTGCCCTGGGTGATCTGGGGCGTGAGCCTCTGCGTCGCCGCCGGCAACCTGGCCGCCGCCTTCGCTCGCCGCAACAAGAACTAGCCACACCCCATCGCCCGCCCCGTTCTGGGGCGGGCATCCCCGGAAAGGAACTCCCCATGGCACGCTACAACTGGCACCCCGCCAAGTACTACGACACCCCCGGCGCTGTCCTCGCCGCCGACGCCCCGGACGGTGCTCACATCACCTTCTTCCTCGACTCCATCGACGACGACGTGCAGGCGTCGTTCATGGTGCGCCACCCTGGCGGCTACTACTCGACGACGGAGGACCCTGCTTGCTGGCCTGACCTGGAGGTCTACGTGCCGCGCGAGGAGTGGCCCGAAGAGATCTACGCCGGCGAGCACGGCCCGTCGGAGCGCACCCCTGACCCGGCGGTGACGAAGGCTATCGACGCCTACCGCAGGATGATCCTGGACGCCCTGGACGACTGACCACCCACCTGCCCGGCCCTCACCTCGGGGGCCGGGCCTGACCTGGAAGGAGCAGCGATGAGCGCTGAGACTGAGCGCGCGTTGGAGGAGGCGCTGTCCGCGCACCTGGCAGATGAGAAACCGGGCGACGTGCTGGGGTCGTGGCTGCTGTTGGCTCACGTGGATTCGATGGACTATGCGGAGCGTGAGGTGAGCGCCTATGAAGCGTTCATGAAGGGGAACGCCTTCACCATGGTGGGAATCTGCGACGCCTGGAAGTGCAAGGCGCTGATGGGCTCTGGGAGGGACTCATGAGCGCTGAGGGTGTCCCGAGCTTGATGGAGTTGGATCGTCTGCGCCGCGAGGTGGAGGCGGTACGTGAGACGCTGACTGAGGTTGAGGGCCGGCGTCGTGCTGCAGCGGTGGCTGCGGTGCGTGCCGGGAAGGGCAAGACTCCGACGGCTGCGGCTGCGGGGGTGACCCGGCAGACATTGGACAAGTGGCTGGGAGACTGGACGCGCAAGCGCTAGGAGAACACGGAAGGCGCCCCACCTGGCTGGTGGGGCGCCTTCGTCATGCTCGGATGCTGCTCACTTCATGTCTCCAATGGCGTCGCGGGAGTCGATGAGCATGCCGATCACCTGGCCTATGGCCTCGTGGGCGTCGGCTGCTGGTAGGCCGGCTGCGATGCCTGCGATGGCGGTGGCGTGCCCCATCATGGTGATGGTGAGGCTTCTCTTCACGGCTGCCTTGACGGCTTCCTCGGCGACGGCGGTTAGACCCGCCTGGATCATCTCTGGTGTCATGCTGCTCTCTCCTTTCGTCTTGCTGCGGCGGCGAGTAGGTCGCCGACGTGGTATCTGCCGTCGGTGTCGGTGATGTGGCCGCGGTGTTTCCAGAGTCGGATGGTGGCCGCCCGTGTCGGGTAGCCCGCCTGGGTCAACAGTCGGGCGCCTTCGTCGGGGGTGACGAGCCAGTCGGCGGCCGCCTCCAGGTGGGACTGGAGGAGGGGCTGCAACTCCCACTGGGTGTCGCAGGCCGGGCACCTGGCCCACGAGGATCCCGCCGCTGCGTAGATGGGCTGGTCGCAGACACCCCGGTCCCCCAGGTCGGTAAGGCACCGCCCGTAAAACCTGGCGTCGTCGGGGACGTCCACGAGCGCCGTGAGTGCCCGGATGGCGGCGAGGACCTCGGGGATGAGGGTGGCTAGCTCGGGCCGGCCGGGGTGCGCGGACGCGCCCCTGAGCGCCCATGAGACCTCCGTCCACGTCTGCGGGGTGCCGATCCCGAGGAGGTCGTGCGTCGCCCACTTCGCCCATTTGAGTAGCGTGCGCTCGTGGGCGCTCGCGGCCTGGATGATGCCGAGCCGCACCGGGGGCCGGCTGCATGGGGTGGTGGCCGCCCCGCCGCCTTGGCCGCGCTTCAGGCCGGCCTTAGCGGCATCCAGGGCGCCCATGAGCGCCGCGATACCCTGTGCGGCCCCGTCGAGCCGCCGGCAGGCCGTCACGCTCACGAACCTGTCACCCCGCAGCGGCTCCCCCGTCACCGGGCAGGAACGGGCCTCGACGCTCACGCCAGGAACCCCGCGGCGACGGGGACGCGGATCTCTCCACGCCACTCATCCAAGGGGGCGACCATGCTGTCGTCCTGCCCGTCGGCGACCTCACGGCGAATGAGGTCCGGGTTGAGGACGTCAGCGAGGTCCGCGAGCTTCTCCCCGCCGATGGTGACCTGCCCGTCACGGATCGCAAGGATGATCGCCGCCGGGTGCTGGTCACTCATGGGTGTCCTCCTTCGCTGAGTTGTTGGCCCGATCTGCGGCGTAGCGGATGGCGTCGGCGATCTGCTGGACGGCCTTCTCTGCCGTCTCAGCGCGCTCGCGGAGGCCCCTGATCTGGATGAGCGCGCACCACATGGCGACGCTCATGCACAGGGGGGCGAGCCCCGTCAGAATCCAGTGAATCCAGGGTCCCATCAGCGGTCCTCCTCTTCGATGATCTCGGCGGCCCAGGCGAGGGCTCGAGCGCCCAAGACGATCAGCGATGGGCGCGGACTCTTCTCGCCGGATGCTGCTGCGGCAATGTCTCCAACCCAACAGGTCAGATTGGCGACGTCGATTTGGTTGACGCGACCTTCCGTGAGGATGCGTGCAGCGTGCTCGCTGATCTCCTCTAGCGCGTCCTGGCTGGGGTCTTCGAGGTCTGCCCAGGTGTAGGCAAGGCGTGCTACCCAAGCCAGCCGATACCGCAGGTCTTCACCCGTGTGGGTATCCCGGACGGCGGCGAGCAGTAGGGAGATGCGGTCATTGAGGGTGAAGTCTTCCAGGATTCCCCTCGCGCCGATGTTCTTGGCGTCCGTGACTGCCCGGTCGAGGGCGCTGGGCTTGTTGGCTGGCAGGTAGGAGAGGATGGTGGTGATGGCGTCCGTGACGCGCTGGGAGTCATCCGGGTCGTACATGCCGAATCCCTTCCACGCCGCCTTGAGCTCCTCCAAGGCGGCGGTGGGGACGGCCGTGACCTCCTCCCACTCGTCGATGTCATCGGACGGGGCTTTGCGGAGAATTGAGTTCCCTGCGCGGGGCCCGGTCGCCAGGAGGTAGTTGCCACCTCCAGTTCGGGCCGCCAGTGCGTCACGGACCGTCTCGTCATACTCCCTCCCGCGTACTACTCGGATGAGAGGCTTGTTGGGCCAGTTGGTCATGGGAAGATCCTTTCACGCATTTCTGTGTTGACGCAGAGCTGGTTAGTGGTGGTTTCTCGCCCGCAGGTTAAGCATTTGATGCTGATTTCTGGGGCCTCGGCTAGGGTGTGGAGGCTGCCGTCTATGCGCTTCTCGTATCGGTATTCCGTGAAGGTGACTTTCGCTTTGAGGTGGTGGTCGCCGCATTGAATCTGGCCAGATTGCATGAGCGTGTTCACGGGTTAGCCTCCGATGATTGCGCGCCAGGTGGCGACGATGATCCACAGGAGGGCGCTGATGACGGCGAAGGCTACGGTGAGGGCGAGGATGAGGCCGACGGCCTGTCCGAGGCGCTGACCGAAGGTGGGTGCGGGTTTCATGGGTTCTCCTAGGGTTGAGCGGGATTCTCATGGGCCGGTGTGGTGGCTAGCCCCGGCCCAGCAATCGGGGCCAGCCACCGGGTCATTAGAAGGGGGGCTCGCCGGGCTGGGCGCCCCCGGTCCCCCACGGGTCCTGCGTCGCGGCGGGGACGTTCCCCGAACCGAACGCCGCCGGCTGCGCGGGCTGCTGGCCGTGCTGGGCGGGCTTCGGGTGCAGCCCCCAGGTGTCCACGTTCAGGTTCAGGTCCGCGGCCGGCTCACCGTCATTCCCCGCCCAGGCGCGCACGCTCGGGCGCCCGGTGAGGGTGAGGAGTTGGCCTTTCTGGACGTGCTCACAGAACGTCTCAGCCTGGTCTCCCCACACGCCGGCTCGCACCCACACGGTGTCGCCGGCGTCGACCCACTGGCCTGTCTGCTGGTCGTATCGGCGGGGTGTGTAGGGGATGCTGACGTTTGCGACAGGTTTCCCGGATTGGGTGAATCGCATTTCGGGGTCGGCGGCCGCGTACCCGGTGACCGTCATTTCAAGTTGGGGCCTTGCAGCCATTTCCTATTCCTTTCTGGGGAGTGGTCATATTGTCGCGCTTTCGCGCAGAATCGTCTAATGGCGACACGCCGGGGCGAGATATGCTGCGATCAGATCCGCGTCTAAATCAATCAGCCGAATCGGAATGATCTCGTCGTTACCGGCCACGGACACCTCCCACGGGGTCATTTCGCATCACCCGAAACGACACCGAGAATCGTCGCGATACCCTGACGCAGGAACCCCTTACCTGACTCTTGCTCCAAGAACATGCTTGCGATCTGCTTCGACGCCCCAGTGTCAGGGCTCATCACCTTCGCGAGAGAGATGAGGTTCGCGATCCGCATCTGGTCCGCAATCTCAAGGAGAGCACACACATGCGCCTCAGCAGTCGGGTCCCCGTCATCGGTCGAGAACATGGTCATCTCAGCCACAGCCCGCCACGACGGCGGCTCCGGGAACGTCGGACGATCATCGAACTTCACGACTCCTCCTTGGGGGTGTACGCCGGAACGTGGACGATGCTGTATGGGGAATACTGTTGGGGCAGTTCAGACCATTTACCGGCAATGATATCCTTCACCAACCGCCACCATCCACCCTCCCTAGCAACCCAGGGACGCCCCAGAATATCCACGGCGATAACGCCATCCGAAGCGCCACGGGAAGCACAACCACCGTCATTGATCCCCGCAGAAGCCTTCAGGTTGTCGATTTCCTCTTCGAGGTCGGCGATGTGGTGAATGAGCGCGTAGACGTCTTCGATCGCCCCCAAGTAGGAGCCGGTGTGCTCGTATTCCCTGAGCTTGGCGGCGATAGTGGTCGTGGTGCTCATCTCTCCTCCAGCGTTCTGATCGTGGAGTTGAGGTGGTAGTTCTCTTCCCGGAGAGTGGAAATAGTGCCCTTGAGGTCGGCTATCCTGTCCCGACACTCGTCGGCGTAGTCCAAGAGGTCCTCGATGTCGTCGGCCATGGCTTCGGTGTCCCCGGGGGTCACTCCTCCGTAGCCCTTTCCGTCTCGGTAGGCGTTCAGCGCCTTACGGATGTCCTTGGTGTTCCAAAGCCAGGGGTGCCGGGTGGCTGGGGTAGTCATTTCATTCTCCTTAGGGGTCACTGGAACATGGGGCAGACGCGCTTGTGGGATCGGATGTTGTTCTCCAGGTCCCGGATACGCTCATTCGCCCAGTCGAGTTGGTAGCGGGTGTTCTCGGCGTCAGCCTGGGCCTCGTCACGCTCCCTGAGTGAGGAACTGATGCTTGGGCCGCCCAACCCTGCCGGGTCGCCGATCATCTCCCGCTCCTCGTAGACCTCCAGCTCCGCTATGCGGACCTGCATCTCCTCCCGCTCTCTTTCAAGGGCGGAGGCAGTCTCGGCAAGTTCATTGACGGCCTGTATCGCCTCTTCATGGAGGCCTGATTTGATGAGGCTGGCGATCAAGTCGACGGTGTTCACCGGTCCTCCGATCGTTCGTTCCCACCCTGGTATCGCACGAGCCAGGCGAGGGCGAGTGCCCCAACCTGGGTGACCTCGGCGATGGTGTCGGCGTTGTGGCCCGTGCTGTTGGCGTTGTCGTAGGTGAGGGAGGCGGCGACCTCCCCCACCTCCTCCGCCAACGCGTAGAACCGGGTCTCGTCCGTGTGGCCGTCCGCGTCCAGGGTCATCCCCGGGTGCTTAGCCGCGGCCCGCTCGTACTCGGCGACGAACGCGGCCGCCGGATCCTCGACATCGAGGTGGATCAGTAGGCCGGCGGCGGCTTTGGCGACATCGCGAAGCTCGCTCGCAACCTGCTCCTCGGTCCACGCATAGGGGCCGATCCAATCGTCCCTCTCCTTCTGCCAGGCGATGCAGCAGACGCCAGCGCCGGCAAGTCCTGTCGCCTCCATCATGTCGGCGACGTAGGAAATCGGGTTTAGCGTCGTCAAGACGGGCTCGGTGACAGCCAGTTTGTACTGTTCAGCGATCGGGTGGGTCATTGGTGTTCCTTCCGGTGGGTGTGGGTGATGAGGATGATGGTGATGAGGAGGACTGTCATGCCGCCCCCCGCGGGTGATTGGGGCAGACGACCTCCCCGTCCATGTCGTCGGTGACCTCCCAGCCGAGACGGCGGGCGAGGGCGTGGGCAGCGTTGAGGAGAGTGATGTTCCGAACCTCGTCGTCGGGGCCTTCGGGGAAGTCGATCCGCGCCTCACATCCGGGCCAGTCACAGGACATCGACACGTAGGCCCGCCGAACCGGGATGACCTGGATCATCGCGACCTCGCCTCCACCGAGACGCGCCCCAAGCCGAGGAGGGAGACAGTGCAGAGGTAGGCGAGTCCCAGGCCAGCTACCCACTTCACCCACATCGCGACCGCTAGGGTGCGCACCAGCATGGCGAGGGCAATGAACGCGCCGAGCACGCACACTGCGACGAAGGCAAACAGGCAGAGCGCCAGGAAGTCGCGTGCGCCCATCTCACTGCCCCCCGTCCTGGAAGAGGTCGGTGGGGTCGGGGTACTGCTGCGGCTGCTCAACGGCCGGCGTCAGGCGACGGGCACCACCATCGACGCCCAGGTCACGCATGAGCCCATCCACCGTGAACCCCTGAATCGGGAGATGCTGACCCTGGGCGGCCTTCACCTTCAGCGACCGCAGGCCCGTCAAGTAGGTCTCACCCGGGGCCCGCATCTCCACGGTGCCGGTCACCTCGAACGGCAAGGATTTCTCCGCACGCACCTTCCACGTCTTGTCCGTCGTCGGCCGGCCGTTCGCCATCACCGTCACCTGTTCCAGGCGGGCGGTCACGAGCACGGGGCCGGGGTGCGAGTTGAGGGCGGTCACGAGCTTGCGCCACTGCCGCTTCGCCGTGTTCCACTGGTCGATGGTCATGGAAGACTTGCCACGGCGGATGGTGACGGCTTCCTGCTCTCCGATGAGCATGTCCCAGACGTTGGTGATGGAGTCAACGACGATGCAGTTCGGCTTCCCGGCCCGGGCGGGTTCGGCGCTGGCGTCTCGGACGGCTTGGAGGATGGACGCCATGGTGCCGTCGTGCTCGACGATCTCGTAGCGGGCGCCCGGTAGGGATCCGTACATGTCGGCGTCGCTCTCGCCGACCTCGATCCAGAACGTGCGGCCGATCAGGTCGGAGGCACTGAACGCGGCGGCGGCATAGGACTTGCCGGACTTCTCCGCACCGGCGAGGAGGAGGAACGGCCAGGAGACCTGCCCGGTCGGCTTGCGTGTCTTGAGAGCCATGGTCAGTCCTTGTCTGAGTCGAGGTAGTAGGCGGGGGCGGAGATCTGGTGGACTTCGGCGGGGATACCAGGCCAGTCCCCCGATTCGAGGCAGTCCCGGTACAGGCGCAGCGCCTTCTCCACCTTCGTCTTTCCGAGGTCGTCGAAGCTCCAATCCATCTCGCAGACGCTCACGAGGTATGGGGGGCGTTTGGAGACGACGACGTGGAGGAAGCGGGCGTCCTCGCTGGTGAGGTCACGCCAGATGCGCCGGTACCAGGCTCGCTGCACGTCGTACCCGTAGCGGGCTGCCGCCCTCGTGAAGGCGTCGGGCTGGGCGTCGTCCGTGGTTTTCAGGTCCACCAGGACGTGCGCGCCGTCCCCGCCGGTGGGGGGCATGATCCAGTCGAGGCGGCCACGCATCCACACGCCGGTTCCGGGGTCCTCGTTGAAGACGCTGACCTCGGGGTCCCCGTCGGCGAAGATGCGGCGGCACAGGGGGTGCTCTGTGACGGCGGCGGCGCAGTCGTGGATGGCGTCGTAGACGTCCGCCTTCAACGGGATCCCGCCGTCGGCGCGGACGGCCTCGGCCCATTCTCGGGCCGCCTTCGTCCCCGTTGAACCGGACGCGGACAGCACGTCCTCCGGGTAGCACTCCAGGTGTGCGCCCACGCCAAGCACGAGCGAGTGGACGGCGCTCCCGAAGTCGAACTCGGGGCGGGGGGCTCGCGGGCTGTTCCGGTAGTGGTGGAGGGCTGCGGGGGCGTCCAGGATCATCTTGGCTTCGGTGGATGACAGGGAGCGGTGGGGGGTGGGGTCGGAGTGGTACCACTGCTCGTCGAGGCCGTGATAGATGCCTGGCTTGTCGATGATGAGGTTCATAGTGGGTAGGTCCTTACGCGGCTGGGCGTGGGGGCTGGGGAGACGCAGGGGTGGCCGGCGGCGGCGAGTTCAGCGACGGTGGGGTACTTCCTGACCTTGGGGGCAGGCTTGGCGGTGACTCCGCGGGTGGAGCACGCCTTGCACAGGCCGTGCTTGGAGACGGGGACGGTGCCGGGCATGTCTGCGAGCTTGATCCGGGTTGGGCGAATACGGCGATGGCAGCCTTCGCAGTAGTGGGGGACGCTCCAGTCGATCGCGCCGGGGCGGGGGCGGGGTGTGGCGCTCACTGGAGGTACCTCCCGTCCTTGACCATGTTCGCGGACGTGAGGACGTCGCTGATAGCGCCGTCGAGTGCGGCGAGGGTGCCGCTGACGGCGATCTCTGCGAGGTCCCGGAGTGCCAGGTCCTCGACGGCGACGAGGTTGACCCACTTCCTGATCTGGTCGCCGCGGGACTGCTTGACGAGCCGGGACCGGACACCCCGGTAGTGGCCCTCGGGGGTGCGGAGGAGGATCTGCCCGGCGATGGGCTTGGCGGTCATGTCGCCGGGCTGGCCGGTGGCGTGCCGTTCTCCGTCGACGACGAGGATCATGGGGGCAGTGGGCCACGGCGCGGGCGGCTCGGGGGCGGACTCAAGGAGGGTCACGCGGGGGTTGTAGGCGATGGCCTCTGCCGTGTCCTCAGTGGCCCGCTGAGCGTGCCAGACACCATGCGGGTCTTTGTAGGCGACGACATCGCCGGGCTTCGGCTGGTAGTGGTCGCTCACTGGTCGCCCCTCTCGGTGATGCGGATGAGGCAGTGCTCGCGGCGGATGAGGCCGGTGGGGAGGGAGCCGACGTGCTCCCACCCGTCGCGCTCAAGCTTGCGGACCTTGCGGCGGCCGATCGGCCCCCAAGTGGGGACCCACTGGGACTCGTAGAGGACGAGGGTGGCGGCGATTGTGCTCATGGGTGTTCCTTTCGGGGAGGTTGGGGGGTTAGAGGCCGTTGGCGAGGGCGTCGGCATCGACGCTGAGGAGGGTGGCGAGCGAGTCGAGGAGCCGCGCCCGGTGTGCGGCGTGCTGGCCGAGGACTCCCCAGGGGGTGTGGGCGTCGATTCGGCCAGCCCCGCGCCGCTGCCGGTCACGCTCATCGAGGGCCGCGGCCTCCGAGTCCTGGTAGTCGGCGCAGGCGCACAGGAACTCCGCGGCGTCGGTGACGTCCACGCCGTCGCCACCAACGTGGTCGAGGCGGGTCACTTGTCCGCCACCCATGCCAGCCAGGCCGTGGTCTCTTCGCCGAGCTCGGCGGAGGAGAGGGTGTCGTCCCTGCTGGGTGTGGCCCAGACTCCGCTGTCTTCGTTGTCGATGCGTGTCCAGGCTCGGTCGGCTTCGTCGTGGATGACGGTGCCGATGGGGAGGGCCTGGAGGTCCTCGATGTACATGCGGGCCTGCCCGTTGGCGGAGTTGGTGACGGCGCAGAGGATGGATTCGAGGCGGGTGATCCGGTCGGCGTTCTCCTCGCGCTGGCAGAGTTCGGCGAGGATGCGGGCGCCGCTGTCGGCGGCCGCCTTCCACCATGTCTTGAACTCGTCGCGCTCTGCTTTGAGTTGGTCGATGGTGTCGCGTTGTTCGCGGACGGTGGTGGCGAGGGCCTGCTCGCTGAGGGTGGGCTCCGCGGCCTTGACGCTCTCTTGGGCCTTGCGCTGGTCGGCGGCGAGCATGAGGAGGCTGATCGCGCCGATGGCGTCTCCGCCGGTGCGGTCGAGGAGGTTGCGGGCTTTGGTGGCGTAGGTGGCGGCCGCGTCGTCGCGGACTTGGGCGCAGGTGGCGAAGTCGCTGCGCACGGGTTTGGGGTAGAGGTTTTCGATCCTCATTTTTCATGGTCCTTTTGTCTGGGGTTCCCGGCTCATGGTCGGGAGGGGAAGTGGGGGTGGACTTGGTGTCCATGTGAACACTGTAGGTCGTCATATGACGACTGAGCAAGCCGGAAGCGTTCCGGTTACCGAATCGTGACGCCAGGGGGGGGCGGAAGCGCCTAAGGCCCCTCAGGGGCCCCAAAAACGGGCGACCCTACGCGGACACAGACGAAGGGGTGCTAGGCCGCCCTAGGTGGTTTACGCGCACGATTTGGGGCACTCCCGGGGTGACCACCACCCCCAGGGTGCGACGAACGCGCCAGGCGAGCGATCACCTCACGCGCCCGAGCCGCACCATCGCCCGACGAAGCCTCCGACGGCGGGGCTGTCAACTCCGCCACCGACCTGGCTGGCGGAAGCGCGTCGGCCCACGGCACGCGCCCCACACCCAGGGCGTGATCCATCCGAGCCAGCACCTCCGGCAACGGCGTCGCCGGCTCCAGCTCAGCCACCTGAACCGCCTGTGCCAACGCAGCGCGCCCATGCCGGTCCGCGTCCACGTCGTCGACGCCGTTTCCGATCGCCCGCAGGAAGCCCCGCAGGTACGCCGACTGCTCGAAGCCGCTGCGGCCCTCCGTCGGCAGGCTGTGCCGCTCGCGCCAGGCCCGGATCCGCTCACCCCGGACAGCCTTCGCGGCCCGGTTCACGTGCTGCGGTTTCGCCGCCCCGTAGGTCTCGACGTCGCCGGATGCGACGCGGCGCACCGCCTCGGCAAGTACCTCGTCGGTCATGTCCTGGTCGAGGAGCGTCATCCAGGCGCGGATGCGTCGCTTGCCGCCCTCGGCGTCGACGATGCCGGGCAGCATGCCGGCGTCCACGAGGATCCCGATAGCCAGGCTCACGCCAGTCGCTGTAGCCATCAGAGCCCCTCCTTCGCGAACTGCTCGGCCAGGTCGTAGAACACCTGGCCGCCCTGGGATTGCCCGCCACGAGGCCGCTGGGACTGGAGCCTGAGCGTGTCGAACTTCTGGCGGAGCTTGGGGACGCTGAGGACGTTGGCGCGCCAGAAGTCGTTGCCCTCGGCCCAGTCGATGACGCGGGTGATCTCCTCGACCGACCTGCCGTCGCGGTCGATCATGAGGCGGGCCTGTGTGCGCCAGGCGGCGGTGATGCGGGGGGTGCGTCCGGTGCGGCGCTGGACGCTCGCGGCCATGGCGTCGCAGACGGCATCGACGTCGGGGCGGTGCTCGGCGATCGGGGTCGGCTCGGGGGCGTCCTCGTCGTCGCGCGCGCATCCTCTCTCCGACTGCGTCGGAGAGAGTGATGAAGTACGTAGTACTTCATCCTCTAACTCTGTCTCTGTCTCTGCTTTCGGTTTGGGTTTCGTCTGGGTACCCGAGTCGGTTACCGACTCGGTAACCGAGTGGGTTTTCGGGTCGGTTTTGCGGGGGCGGCCACCACGCCTTCCATTGGCGGTATTCCGGGCAAGACGGGCGTTCACCTCCTCGGCGGACTCTTGGTGGTCCAGGAAGTCGTGAATCATGTAGTCGCCGTCACTCGTGCGCACTAGAGATGGTGAAGTGGGGTGGTTGGTGCACAACTCGGTTACGGGGTCGGTTTCACAGTGGGTACCCGAGTCGGTTACCGACTCGGTAACCGAGTGGGTTTCGGTTTGGGTTTTCGCGCCCCACCGACGGCGAGCCACCGAAGCCGGAATCACCCCGTCGGTCATCATCTTCCGGCTCCACAAGATCATCTCCACCAGCGCCCTGAACGCCGCGTCCGACAGTCCAGCGACCTTCGGGGAGTCCGCGAAGTCCACCGTCAACCGCGCCCACACGCGCCGGTCACTGCTGCGAGTCATCGCCGCACACCTCCCAGTACGCCTCAAGGGCCACGGGGGCCACACTGTCGTCGGCGTAGTCCAGGCCGATCACGGCGTCCTTATGAGGGTTCACCGCCAGCGCGAACGTCATCAGGTCCGCGTAGGAGATCGCGTCACCATCAAGCGAGAGCCGCGCAGTCATTCCAATCATCATTTCCTCCTGGGATTAAATACGGGGTCAGATGCCATCCACGACTGCGAGGCGTGCGGGTAGGTCGATCTCGTGGGCCGCGTACCCGTACTCGTTCGCTGGCGTGACCCAATCGCCGTACCCGCGAGTGAACACCGTGTCGTAGGCGTCGAGGATGGCTGCCCCGGCGGGTGTGCCACCGACGTCGGCGACACTGGTGAGGAACTGGCCGGTGAGGTGGTCCTGCGCCTTCGAGATGCGGACCATGACGCCGACGGGGTGTACGTCGTCGGCGTAGCGCTTGACCGCGGACCATGCCACGATCCGGGAGTCATCACGCAGGACACCCGGCCGCTTGTAGGGGGCCAGGGCGTCACCGACGGCGCGCTGGAGCTTGTCCAAGTCGGGCTTCATCTGCGCGTGCTTGCGGGACTTGGGGGCGCTCTTGGGGCGTGGGAGCCGGAACTCGGCCCATACCTCGACTGGCCCGTCGTAGCGGGGTTCCCAGTAGGCGGCCTGCGCAGCGGCTTCGGCGGCGTGCGCTACCTTGATGCGCCACGCGTCCAACTCGGGTCCGCGGTCGTGGGTGACGACTACACGCTGACCAGACGCGAACGCGCGCGTGGAGCCCTCGGTGATCGGCTCACCGGGGACGAAGAAACTAAACGAATCCATGGTTGAGTGCCGTTTCTGCTAGGTGGTTCACTGCGTGTGCTGCCTGCTGGGGGACGACGCCGTTCCCCAAGGCTTTGAGTGCCTGCGACCGTGAGAGCCCAGGCGTGTCCGTGACGTGCCCGGCGGGGAGGCCCATCATCCATTCGACGAACCGTGGGGAGAGGACGTCCCCGCCACGGTGGCCGGTCTCCGTCGGCGGCGGGGCCTCACGCCCCGTCACCTCCTCCCACCGGCGGATCGCCGGCGCGTACTCCAGCCAGGGCGAATGACCAGGCGTGCGACGGCGGTCTGTAGGTTCATGCCGCCGTCCCCGTGCTCCCCTGGGCCTGTCGCGCAGGATGCGGAGGGTGTCGGCAGCGTCGGGGCGCCACGCGAGGACGAAGACTCGCTCCCTGCGGTGCGGGGCTCCGACGTCGGAAGCTCGCACAGATGTCCACGCCGCGTCATACCCGAGGCCGGCCAGGTCTCCGACCACACGTCCGAGAGCCCGGAGAACAGGTCGGTCTGCCCCCCCTCCCAGACGTCCCGCACCGGATTCCAGGCGGCTATAGGCGGCCGCTGAGCGGGCACCGGGGACGTTCTCCCAGACGACAACATGGGGTTTGATCTCCTCGATGGCGTGGGCCATGGCCTCCCAGATTCCTGAGCGGGTGCCTGGCCTCATTCCGGCGCGGTGACCGGCGTTGGATAGGTCCTGGCAGGGGGTGCCCCCTGCGATGACGTCGACGGGCTCGACGGCGGTCCACCCGATTCGGGTGATGTCCCCCAGGTTGGGGGCCTGAGGCCAGTGGCGGGCGAGGATCCTGGATGGGCCGGCGTCAACGTCGGCGACCCATCGGGTGTCAACGTCGGTCAGGAGACCCAGGCCGAGGCCGAGGCCGCCATAACCCGCACAGATCTCTCCGAGCTTGATGGTCATGCCATCTTCCCCTGCTGCTTTCGGCACCAGGCCCAGAGTCCGCCGTGGGGTTCGGCTGCCTGCTTGCATGCGTCGCAGGTGACCTGCTCGTAGCGCATTGCGTAGACGCGGCCGCGGTCGTGTTGCTGGCGCAGGAGGGTGAGGAGGTCGGCCCCGCAGGCCAGGCCCATGTTCGGCATGAGCGCGTGGACCATGGCCGGCGGGGCTGGCTCTAGGAGGTCGAGGAGGCTGGGCTGCATCATGGGTCAGAAGAGGGGTATGGTTTCCATGGCCTCCCCGTCGCCGGGGGCCTGGTGGGCGGTGGCGCAGTCGGGGCAGGTGAGCGGGTTGGTGAGGTCGGCTTCCTCGATGGGCTTGCTACGTAGGGCGAGCTTGGACTCGCTCTCGACCATGGCTGAGCCTTCGCAGATGCGGGTCACCGTGTAGTAGCGCTGGCCGAGGATGACGGCGGCCTGCTCGACGTCGACGATGTGGTGGCGGATCGCCCCTAGGAAGAGGATCCTGCTCATTACTCCTCCTGCCAGAGGCCGCGCTCGGCAGCCAGAGCCGCACAGATGGCCTCGAAGGCGAGGTGGCCGAGGGAGGTCTGCTGCTCCATCAGGGCGTCCCAGTTGGTGGTGGAGACCTTGATGGGCCACCAGTCGGCCACGTAGCCGAGGGACACGATGAGGTTCTGCACCCGGACGTTGGTGTCTGTCGCCAGGTCCAGGTGGTTCAGGTTCTCGTCGGCAAAGTTCCAGCCGAAGACAGCGCAGTCCTCGATGATGTAGTTGAGAGCTTCAGGAGTGGTCCACCCAGTGCCGTTGAGGCCCTGGAGGCACTTGGCGGCGACGACTAGGGAGGCCATGACTATCTCTTGGGTGCGGCGCTCGTTGACACTCCCGTCGATCTGACTCCAAGCGGCCTTCGTGATGAAGCCGCACAGTTCGCCGACCTTCAGGGTGAGGGCCGAGATCTGCTCGCCTGGGATCGGGGCGTCGTTCAGTGACCCCTTGTGCTTCTCCATGTTGGCCTTGACGCGCACGGCCCGCTTGAGCATGGCCTCGAAGTCGGCGCGACGCTGGGTCATGGTGAGGGTGCTCATGCTGCGGCCCTCCCGGTCTCGGTGAGGGTGAGGAGGCGGGCGCGGCGGCCGGAGGGGGTGAGCGTGTAGTCGCCGGTCTCCTCGATGAGGCCCTTGTCCTGAAGCTCGCGCACGGCGGTGCGGGCGCGGGAGGGGGATAGGACGCCGCGGGTCATGTCGACGACGTTGGCGAGGGTGAAAAGGACGGGGCGGTAACTTCGGAGCGTGCGGAGGACGATGGTCTGCGAGATAGTGGTGTCGGCGATACTGTCGGCCGCCCACTGGGACGTGGCGGGGTCGGTGGCGCGGACGCTGCCGCGCTCCTTGGGGTGAATGGTGCTGGCGGTGGTCATGCTGCGGTCGCTTCCTGGTCGTTGGGGTGGGGGTGCTGGGGCTGTTGGAGCGCGCGGGCTTCGGTGTCGGTGGCGTAGCGGGCGCGGAACTCCAGGGCGAGGACGGGCATGATGCCGTGCTTGACGGTGGCGCGCGGCTCGCTGGCGAGGACCATGCCGAGCGTGCGGAGGAGGTCCATGAGGTCGGCGATGGCCTCGTGCTTCTGGTGGACGACGGGGACGGCGGAGAGCATCTGCCAGCGGAAGGCGTACTCACCGCGCCCGAGGGGCGTGAGCATGGTTAGGGGGGCGGTCATGGGGTGGTCCTTTCTGGGGAGTCGGGGGGTTAGGCTTCGGGGAGGCGGTCGATCCAGGCTTCGAGGTCGTCCTTGCGGATGAGGTACTTGGTGCCGGCCATCCGTGCGGGGAGGTGGAAGTCGGGGTCGGTTGCCTTGACTGCCTTGCGGATGTAGTCGACGGACAGACCGGTGACTGCGGCCGCGCCGCTGAGGGTGTAGGTGAGGACGACAGTCATCGGCGGGTCTCCTTCTCGGTGCGGATGGTGTGGGTGACGGTGGCGGCGGTGAGGGCGGCGGCGAGGAGGAGGACGCCCGTGTGGTGGCCGACGGCGACGCTGAGGGCAAGCTCGGTGAGGATGGCTGCCGCGGCGAGGGCTGCGAGCGCGTAGGTGGTCATGCCGCTACCGCCTCGGCGCTGAGGGGGATGTGGGACTTGATGATCCAGCGGCCGACGGTGCGGACGACGCCCTCGAAGGTCTTGCCGTCGACGGTGAAGACAACGTCGTGCCGGAGGCCGAGGAGGTCGACGAAGGCTTTGCCTCCACCGTCGTAGGGGGTGAGGTAGATGCTGAAACGCCCGTTCGGGAGGGGGTGGACGTTGACGTCTTCCAGGTCGATGCAGTTGCGCTCGGCCTCGGCGATGAGGGCGGTCACGAGGGGGAGCGCTTCGCTGATGGGACGGTGTGTGGTGGGGTTGCACATGGGACTTTTCCTAGAGATGGTGGGGTGTGGGGATCACTTGGCCTGGTTGAGCAAGTCGACGGGGGTTGTGTTGAGGGCTCCGGCGAGGCGTTCGGTTTCGTCGATGGTGAGTCCGTGGCCAGCGTTGTGGAGTCGCCTGTAGAGGGTTGGATAGGGGATGCCGGTCTTCCGGCTGGTTTCGGAAACCGAGAGGTTGGATTCTCGGAGTTGTCGGTTCAGGACCTCCGCGAGGCGGGCGGTCATCGGTTTGGTGTTCACATGAACACTGTAGGTCGCCATATGGCGACCGCGCAAGATGCTGGCAGAACCCTGGGAAATCCGTTATCAGATGGTGACCTTGGTGTTCATATGTAACACTGGGGTCATGGTCAACATCGCCAAGGACCCAGCCAAAGGGCTGAACGCCGCCGTCGCCGCCGAACTCCGGGCCGAGCGCGTAGCCCAGGAGGTCACCTTCGATGCCCTCACCGAGCGCGTCAGCCTCTCCAAGTCCACCCTCCTCCTCCTCTTCAACGCCCGCCGCCTCATCAGCATCGAGGCGCTCGTGGAGATCGCTGACGCCCTCGGCGTCAGCGTCCTGGAGATCGTCGAGCGGGCCGAGAGGCGTCTAGCCAAGGACGCACCCCCCCCCGCCGAAGGGGGCGCCGCGCCCTAGCGATGGCGTAGCGCCCTAGAGACACAGAGAGGCCCCCACCGTGACGGTGGGGGCCTCGGCGTTGTTGGCGGCTGGCTACCCGGGGTGACGCGACCTTTCGTTGGGAATACTGGAGAAAGTCGGTTTCTCGGAAACATTGCTATCCAACTGCTATTTTGGGGGTGGTTTCGCGGCATGGATCTGCGGTATTCTGCCGATCATGGGGGTCAAGGCCCGCTGTCTTGTAAACAGCAGGTCGTCGGTTCGAGTCCGACAAGCGGCTCCATTCATCGCCCGCAGCCGTCCGGGGCCCGGCCGCTCCTGTCGCAGCCCCACCCCACGGCCCGGCCACGAGCGCACCACCGGGAGGGGAC